ATTGAAGTTGTAGGAAATGTAGGAACTGATCCAGAGATTAAGTTCTTCGAAGGCAAGAATGGGTCGTTTGGCGTTGCGTCTTTTTCGCTTGCGTACACACCACGCGAGAAGAAGGGTCAGGATTGGGTTGACGGCGAGACGGTTTGGTTTCGCACCTCTATCCTCGGCAAGCAAGCAGAACTTGTTACTGATGCAGTTCGCAAAGGCGAGCGCGTAAAGGTTGTCGGAACGCTCAAGGTCAGCTCCTATCAAGCTAAAGACGGCTCACAGAAGCAAGGTTTAGAAATCAAGGCTGACGACATTACGATTGTGTTGAAGTCTGCCAATAAATCACAGTTCTCAAAGCCTAAGAACGATGAGCCTGAGTGGGGTAGCTCTTGGAACTAATGACAAGCGATGAAGTCTGCGAGCTTCTTGTCATTACCCATAACAACCTGCACCAACTACAAAACCGCAAGCAGTTAACTTGGGTAGAGAAAAAAGGCAAGAGGGTCTATTACAACCGCGCTGATGTTTTGGCGTTTAAGGCCAAGCGCGATAAATGAAATGTGCCAACTGTCGCAGGGATAGCCAGCATGATATTTGTCCGTCATGCTGGCAATTTGCCATGTCGCGGTTGGTGAAGTTTCCTGATTTATATTACGACCTAGAGCGCGAGCTGATTCCGAGTAGCGGGCGAAGCGGTGAGAAAGTATCCGGTAGCAAGACTCCACCGCTTCCAGTTCGTATCGAAACCCTGAATATGCGCTCAGGCGGTATTAGCACTCCACTCATGCGCCACGAAGCCATGATGCGCGAGGCGCGATCCGAAACGCGCATTACCTTTCGCGGGCAAGAGATAAATAAAATCACCATGACCTGCGAATACATATCTAAGCGCGGGGATTGGGCATACAAGAACTACAACGAAGCCGTTGACCTTGCCACCGTTATTATCTCTACGCATAACAAGATTATGTTTATTCTTGGCAAGAAGTCTGACGAGATAATAATCGGCAAATGCCCCACGATAAATAAAGAGGATGAAGTCTGCGGTACTAAACTCAAGATTGACCCGACTCAGCTAGAGCGCACTTCAGAGATTAAGTGCCGGCGATGCGGTACGGTCTGGGAATCCCACCAATGGCGACTGCTTGGAAAGATGCTTGATGCCCAAAGTTAATGTCATTCAAGCCAGCCTTCTCTATAAAGTCACTAACCGCACCGTTTACAACTGGATTATGGAAGATGAGATAGAGTGCGTGAATGGTCAATACGACTTGGATAAGTTACAGGCGGCATACGACAAGCGCCGAAAGTCTAAACCGCGTGTGCATATCCTCCGTAAGTAATTTGCATTTGCTTTTCTTTTCAGTTATATTATCTATAATTGGGTGGCGTGTAACGAGAGAGCCATGCAAATAGCCCTAGAAGAAGTCACAATCGCCGACATAGACGAAGCCCTTGCTCACTTGAGGGATAAGTTACAAGACCGCTATGGCAATCGGCTGACCTATCAACAGAAGCAATTTTATCTTTCGAGCGTTGACGATTTGTTAGACGCTCGCAATTCACTAACGGGAGGCAACCGTGAAGATTTCCATAACAGAGCTATCCCTAGACCCTAGAAATGCTCGAAAGCACTCTCAGCGCAACCTAGATGCTATCGCCGCTTCTCTAAAGAAGTTCGGTCAGCGCAAACCTATCGTTGTCCATCGTGGCGTTGTTCTTGCCGGAAATGGAACGCTAGAGGCCGCTAAGACTCTAGGCTGGACAGAGATTGATGTAGCCGAAGTTCCTGATGATTGGGATGACGAGACCGCCAAGGCTTATGCGCTCGCCGATAATAGAACGGCTGAACTGGCTGAATGGGATGAATCTGAACTCGCCAAGCAACTCTTGGAACTTGTAGATGCCGAGTGGGATATCACCGAATTAGGATTTGAAGTACCCGCTCTAGCTGACATTGAGCCTGTAGATGAAGATGAGATTCTTGAACCACCCGTTGAACCTAAGACTAAAATAGGCGATATCTACCAATTAGGTCGGCATAGGCTGATGTGTGGGGATAGTACGGATTTAGCCATCGTTGAGCGGTTGATGGATGGAAAACGCGCTGAAATTTGTTTTACATCGCCACCTTACAACGCCGGATCATTAGAAATTAAAGGCAACAAAACAACAGAAAAAAAATATAATTCTTTTGTTGATAATCAATCTGAATCAGAATATGAACATTTTATAAAATCTAATTTGGATTGTATTTTTGCCGTATGTGACGAAGTTTTATATAACATTGGGTTAGTTGAAGGCAACAAGCGTGTTATTGTTGATATTTTGGCTCATTACCGCAATCAATTTAAAGATATTATTTATTGGAAAAAATCAACTGTTGCCCCACATATTCAACCGGGCATTGTAAATAACCTTGTTGAATTTATTTTATGCTTTGGCGATGGTAAAAGACGATTTAAAAACGCGCAATTTGGACAAGGTACATATTGGAATGTTATAGAAGGCGCAAACGCATCTGGTAATGAATTTGCTAATATCCACAAAGCAACTTTTCCGGTGTATTTGCCAGAAAACATTATTGCCAATTTTTGTCCACCGAACGGATTAGTTTTGGACACATTTGGCGGCACAGGAACAACCATTGTAGCCGCCGAAAAACTTAATAGAACAGCTTATTTAATGGAACTAGACCCTAAATACTGCGATGTCATCGTCACTCGATGGGAAAACCTTACAGGGCAAAAAGCCGAACTTGTGAACAGTAAGTAATCTATCCATGCCAAATCACAATGCCGCAGTTCCTAGCCCCGAGCTAGTAGATAAAGAGATTAAAGTCCTCGAACTACGCCGCGCTGGGCTCACTTGGCAACGCATAGCCGAGGAAACAGGCTACGCCGACCACACAGGGGCATACGCGGCTTATAAGCGGGCTATCAAGCGCACCATGCAACAACCCGCAGACGAGCTACGAGAAGCCGAATTAGACCGTATAGACCGCCTTCAGTTGGCTCTATGGCCCAAAGCCATGAAGGGCGACAACGCCTCCATCAACACCATCGTTCGCCTCATGGAAAGACGCGCTAGACTCTTAGGGTTGGATACACCAATCAAGATTCAGCAAGATGTAACTACATGGGATGGCGATGAATCAATTGACCGAGCAGTCAAAGACCTTGCCGCGCTACTCGAAAGACACGCTGAGGAAAGCTCAAGCGAGAATCCAATGGCAGAAGATTCAGGCACGACCCTCGCAATTACCGCCGGAGACGAACTGGCAGACTTGGCTGATCCTGTCGGGGCGCGGGTGGGGCAAGACGAGGACAGGATCGGAGTGGCTGGCGTATCAGGCGATAACCAACCCGAAGACTCGCTGGGCGATAGTCGCTAAAACTTACGCCGATGTGCGTGATACTTGTGCTGAAGGTGTGTCGGGAATCGTCTCGGTACTCAATCGCTATCAAGCAATCAAAACTTACAACCGCTCGATAGGTGAGATAACTCTTACCAACGGTTCAAAGATTAAATTATTCTCCGCCGAAGAACCTGACAGACTTCGCGGCCCGCAACATCACGGCGCTTGGCTTGATGAGTTGGCAGCTTGGGAAAAGCCTGACGCATACGACCAGCTTCAGTTCGGACTTCGCCTCGGCAATACCCCGCAGGTTGTTATCACGACCACGCCTCGCCCGACTAAAATCATCAAGGACTTAATCTCCCGCGAGACTACCTATGTCACACGCGGATCAACTTTTGAGAACTCCGACAACCTTTCGCAATCAGCGCTTGTCGAAATGCAGAATAGATACGCTGGCACTCGCCTCGGTCGTCAAGAACTCTTTGGCGAAATCCTAGACGACAACCCCGGCGCTCTATGGAATCGCGCACAGATAGAAGCCACTCGCGTACAAAGCGAGCCGTTAGCTTTCACTCGCGTAGTTGTAGGCATAGATCCTGCCGTTACTTCAGGCGAGGAATCAGACTCCACCGGTATCGTCACCGCAGGAATGACGGCAGACGGTCACTATTACATCTTGGCAGACGACACTCTTAAAGCCAGCCCCGATGCTTGGGCAAGAAAAGCAATCAACGCCTTTGAACTACATAAAGCAGACCGCATCATCGCAGAAACGAATAACGGCGGCGATTTGGTAGTTCATCTATTGCAACAAGTTAATCCCAATGTGCCAGTTAAAAAAGTGACGGCTACTCGCGGCAAAGCAGTTCGCGCAGAACCTATCGCCTCACTTTATGAACAAGGCAGAGTTCACCATGTTGGATACTTCGCAGATTTAGAAACAGAGATGTGCGAGTGGGAGCCGGGCGTAAGTCTGAAATCTCCTGACCGCATGGATGCCCTAGTGTGGGCGCTTACAGAATTGAGTGAAGGCTCGGCAACAATGACCGCATTGGCAGCAATGGCGGTGTTCTGCCCAAATTGCAAGATGCCAGCCCCCAAGTCCAGCCGTGTATGTCCTCGTTGCGGTTCAGTTATAGGAGATTCAGATGCCAGCGCAATCAATAAATCAAACGCCTGACCCAGTTAATCTCACCCTTCGCCAGAATCAAGAATGGTCAATTACTTTTTCCTATACTGATCCATCGAACAACCCTATTAACCTGACTGGCTACACGCCTCTTTTGCAATTCCGTACTTCGGCGCTCGCCAAGACAACTGCTCTTTCTTTGAGCGTAGGTAGTGGGCTGACCTTTAACCCCACCACCACACCACAGGTTCAAGTAGATGCTCAGGTTGCAGTAGCTCCCGGCAAGTACGAATGGGATTTGGTATTGACCAACCCATCAGCTAACGGCTCTATTTTTCTTGGTCGCGGCGTTGTTCAAGTTGATGCAGAGGTTTCTCGGTGAGCGATAACATCAATATCCAAGCAGTAACGCCTAACATCGTTATCTCTGCTGCTGGCGCTCGCGGTTTGCAAGGTGTTCAGGGTACGCAAGGAGTTCAAGGCGTACAGGGAACTCAAGGCGTACAAGGTCATTTTGGTACGCAGGGCGCGCAAGGCACTCAAGGAATCCAAGGCAACCAAGGCACAACTGGTATTCAAGGTGTGCAAGGAACTCAGGGCGTTCAAGGAGTTCAGGGAACTCAAGGCAATCAGGGAACTCAGGGAATACAAGGCGTTCAAGGAACGCAAGGTATTCAGGGTTTGCTTGGCTTGCAAGGAATGACTGGTGCGCAAGGCACAACAGGTACACAGGGTGCAACTGGCACACAAGGAACTTTAGGAACACAGGGTACGACTGGCTCTCAGGGTGTTACTGGTATCCAAGGCGTTCAGGGTGTTCAAGGTCGCCAAGGCACTCAAGGTTTTACAGGCGCACAGGGAATTCAAGGCACAAACGGAATCCAAGGCGCTATTGGTACTCAGGGTTCAACTGGTGCAACTGGCTCGACTGGCTCGCAAGGTATTCAAGGTATTACTGGATCACAAGGCGCGACAGGCACACAAGGTTTAACTGGTATTCAGGGAACTGTCGGAGCGCAAGGCATCCAAGGATTGCAAGGCGTTCAAGGACTTGTTGGCGGCACATCAACCGCTAACGCTCACGCTGCTGCTATCTATGCAACTGCCGCCGTACTTCCTAACACGCCTACTTACACACCGGGAACGCTGGACGCTAACGGTGGTTATGGTGTTGGCGCAAAGCTCACCGCATCATCGAACGCCGTTCTTGTTATTGACGGTCACACCTTTACTGCTAACGGTCAGCGCGTACTCGTTAAGAATCAAACTGACGGCACGCAAAACGGTATTTACACCGTCACCGCTTTTGGTAAGAACAACCCTGCTGGTAGCGCATGGGTATTGACTCGCGCAACAGACTATGACGACCATGTGATGAGTCAAGTAGAACCCGGCGATTATCTCTATGTCACATCGGGAACTGCCAACGCTTCAACTTCATGGATTCAATACAATGTCGGTTCGTATGCTGATGGCTCAATTATCATCGGCACGGATCAGATTCTCTTTACTCAGACCTCGGCAGTTGGCTCGCAGGGTGTTCAAGGTACACAAGGCGCAACTGGCGCTGGTACTCAAGGTCTGCAAGGAACAACAGGAACTCAAGGTGCTTCGGGTACTAACGGAACGCAAGGTGCAACAGGCGCTCAGGGAACTGCTGGCTCTAATGGCGCGCAAGGTACAAGCGGAACTAATGGTGCGCAGGGTACGACTGGCACTCAAGGCGCAGTCGGCGCAACAGGTTCGACTGGCTCACAAGGTACGACTGGCACTAGCGGTTCTAACGGATTACAAGGAACAACTGGTAGCCAAGGTCTAACTGGTTCTCAAGGAATGACCGGAGCGCAGGGAACTACTGGCGCTCAGGGTACGACAGGCACTCAAGGTCTCATTGGTACTCAAGGCGCGACAGGTTCTCAAGGAACAAATGGTATTCAGGGCGCGACTGGTTCAATCGGATCACAGGGAACAACTGGAACAAGCGGTGTTCAGGGTGCGACTGGAACACAAGGTACTCAAGGCGTTCAAGGCTCAACCGCTTCTGTCTCCATGCAACAATGGCGTTACACCGCAACAGGCGGCGAAACTTCATTGTCCGGAACTGACGGATTCTCTACAACCCTGTCATATACCGTAGGAGCTGAACAAGTCTTTATCAACGGCGTTCTTCTTGAGCGCGGCGTGGACTACACCGCAACTACAGGAACATCTATCACCGGACTGACGGCTCTTGTTTCTGGCGATATTGCCACAGTAGTCTCGCCATCATCGTTCTCGGTGGCTAACGCAATCCCGCTTTCAACCGTCACTACTAAGGGCGACTTGATTGTTGGTAACGCGGCATCAACCGTTAACCGTTTGCCTATCGGATCAAATACTTACCTTCTCACGGCTGATTCATCTCAGACTAACGGATTGAACTGGGAGCAATACCCACCAAGCGGTTCGACAAACCCAACAGGTCTTTATGCTGGACAGTTGTTCTGGAATACAACATCGGGCGCGTTGCAGGTTTACAATGGAAGTGCATGGTATCCGTTGGCGCTTTCCTTGCCAACCGTATCCGGTGGAACTCTTTATTCTGATTCTACTTATTATTATCGTTTATTTACATCAACATCCACTTTTACAGTATCCAACGGCACAATCACCGCAGATATTTTGGTAGTAGCTGGTGGCGGTGGTGGCGGTGGCGCTAATGGTCAATGGTCTGGCGCTGGTGGTGCTGGTGGTTTATGGACTGCAACATCTCAATCTCTAAACGGAGCTTACACTTGTACCGTTGGAGGCCCCGGTGCCGGTGGTGTTTATAACGCCAACGGAACTAATGGTGGAAACTCATCATTTGGTTCTTTGTCTGGAACTATTTATGGCGGCGGTGGTGGTGGCGCTGCTGACTCACCCGACACCATTTTCAATAACGGTTCTAACGGCGGTTCGGGTGGCGGTGGCGCTCCCGCAAAATCTGGCGGTACTGGAACAAGCGGTCAAGGAAATAACGGCGGTTCATCACCAAGCGGAACTCAAGGCGGTGGCGGTGGTGGTGGAGCTGGCGGAGCTGGCGGAAATGCTAGTGGTTCTAATACTGGCGGAGTCGGTGGAATCGGCGCAACAAGCTCACTCATTAACGCTATGGCTGCCGCAACTTCTACTGGCGATTATCACTCACCAAATTATTATTACGCTGGCGGTGGTGGTGGTTCTAACGGAAGCGCAAGCGCTGTAACTGCTGGTGGCTTTGGTGGTGGCGGAACTGGTTCTTATTGGACACCGGGCTTAAACGGTTCTAACGGCGCTACAAACACAGGTGGCGGCGGAGGCGGAAATGTTTATAGCGGAACTGCTTCTGGCTTCAACGGCGGTTCAGGTATCATCATCGTTCGTTACACTCGTTCACAGGTAGGTGGATAATGTCACGCTCTAGAGATTTATCTCGTTCAGGTTATGCAATCGGATCAACATCCAATCGCCCATCCTCGCCATTCGTGGGGATGGAGTATTACGACACGACTTTAGGGCAGATGCTTAACTACACGGCAACTGGAACTTGGGCTGCGGTTGGTACTGCTAACCCACCATCTTTAACAGTTGATGTTTTGGTTGTTGCTGGTGGCGGTAGCGGTGGCGCACCAACTGGAACTGGTGGTGGCGCGGGTGGTCTTTCATGGCAAAGCGGTCGCACATTAGCAAGAACTAGCAGTTTTACTGTAACCGTTGGTGCTGGTGGAGCGGTTGGAAGCACTTACGGAAATGTTGGCAACAACTCTACCTTTGACACAATTACATCCAACGGCGGTGGTTATGGCGGTTTCGGTGGTAATGCTGGTGGTAGCGGTGGTTCTGGCGGTGGAGCTGGTGACAAAAATCAAACTTCTCCGGGAACTGCAACACAGGGCAATACTGGTGGCGCAACTGGTTATGGTAACAACGGCGGTAATGCAACATCGGCTGCTTTGTATGGTCAAGGTGGCGGCGGTGGAGCGGGTGGAGTCGGCGGCAACGGCACTACATCTATTGGTGGAGCGGGCGGTATTGGTTTAAGCGGAACAACGATTGCTGCTCTTGATGCGATGGGTTCTGCAACCTCAACTGGTCAGCTCGTTTCCTCACATTATTATTATGCAGGTGGCGGCGGTGGTGGTAGCAATAACCCTAACGCTGCTGCTGGTGGTAACGGTGGTGGCGGCGCTGGCGGTAATGGAAGCGGTGGATCAGCTACGGCTGGAACTGCAAATACAGGCGGTGGCGGTGGCGGTGCTGACGGTGGCGGTTATGGTTCTGCCGGTGGTGCTGGTGGGTCGGGTATTGTAATTGTTCGTTATCTTGGAACTACCGCTCAAGCAACAGGCGGAACAATTACCAACGATGGCACTTACACTTATCACGCCTTTAAATCTACTGGTTCATTTACCTTTGCAACCAACTAAGGAGACAACATGGCACATTGGGCCGAAATAGATTCAAACAACATCGTCACTCGCGTTCTCGTTGTTGATAACTCAGTTACTGATGGCAACAAGTTTCTTTCTGAGGAACTTGGCTTAGGCGGCACATGGGTTCAGACTTCGTACAACACTCGCGGCGGAGTTCATTACGGATCAGATGGTCAGCCTGACGGTGGCGCACAAATTGGATTCAACTACGCCGGAATTGGTTACACATGGGACGGCACCGGATTCCACGCGCCTCAGCCTTTCCCTTCATGGACACTCAACAAGACCACTTACCTCTGGGAAGCTCCAACCCCTATGCCAACAGACGGCAAGCTCTACTCATGGGATGAAGCCACTAAGTCGTGGACTGAGGTTGTAGCGAGCGCCTGATAAGCTACACAAATGAATTTAGTGCAAAAGGCGGTTGCACAGGGCGGTAAGTTAGCCCCACTAGCAATACCCGGAACATTCGGTGGCATGAACCCATCGGTCTTTATTGATCCAGATGGCGACATCCTCGTTAATGTCCGAGTCGTCAACTACATCCTCTTTCATAGCGAGAATGTGCAAATCTTTCCCTCGCGGTGGGGGCCACTTGCTTATCTCCACCCCGAGAAAGACCAGCGACTCGTTACTGAGAATTATGTCGTTCGACTCAACAACGATTTAAACATCACCGATTGCACCAAGGTAGAAATGCTGAACTTGCATGAACCTATCTGGGAGTTTGTCGGATTAGAAGATGCTCGCCTTGTTTACTGGGATGGCTACTATCTCATCGGAGTTCGCCGAGACACCACAACTAACGGCGTGGGTCGCATGGAACTATCTAAGGTAGAGATAAATAAAAACAACTGGAGCGTTAAGGAAGTTTCCCGAACACGCATCAAAGCACCGCAACCCGATAACTCGTACTGCGAGAAGAACTGGGTTCCGGTCATTGACCGACCTTTTAACTTCATCAAATGGCACTCACCTGTTGAGGTTGTCTCTGTTGTGGGAGACCAAGCCATGCAAGACACGCTTCACTTCGGCGGGCTAAAGCCCGAAAAGGATCAGCGCGGAAGCTCGCAGGTTATCCGTTGGGGCGACCACTATATTTCTATCACGCATGAAGTGGACTTGTTCAAGAACTATCTTGGGCAAAAGGACGGCATCTACAACCACCGTCTCTGCGTTTATGATGACGAACTGCACCTTATCGGCATCTCACCTGAACCGTTTAAGTTCTTAGACGGCAGGATTGAGTTCTGCGTAGGAGCTGCCGAACATAACGGCGACCTGCTTATCTCTTGGGGTTTCCAAGACAATGCCGCGTTTATCTTGCAAGTACCAGGCGAACTTGTAAACGAAATGGTGGCAAAGTGCTTATAGAGACAATCATCGCGGATTTATCCAAAGACCCTTTTAATCCTGAGCTGAACTTCCAAGCCGCCGTAAAGTACGACTCGCAGAATCAAATTGCGAGCGCCGTATCGTTCTACTTGCGAACGGCAGAGTACGGCAAGGACACGCATCCGAGCTTGGTCTATGCCTCGCTGCTGCGACTTGCCAAGTGCTTCGAACAACAGAACGACAGACTGCACACCGTCTCTAACTGCATCTTGCAAGCACTCGCTTATCTGCCTTATCGCTCTGAGGCGTATTTCTGGATGTCGCGGTTCTTTGAACGCCAGCGTGAATACCAAGAGTCCTACACATGGGCCGAGTTGGGATTGCACAACGGACAGAAAAGCGATCCAACGATTGACCTAGAGTTCACCGATTACTGCTTGCTCTTTGAGAAGGGCGTGGCGGCGTGGTGGATTGGTCGCAAGGATGAAGCGGTCAAGATATTTAACGACCTTCTTGCCTACGACCTCACCCTTGAATATCGTGAATCGGTGGTGCGCAACCTTGCTTCTATTTGATATAGGCGCAAATAAAGGCGATGCAACTCAAGCCGGGCTAAACCTTGGCTACAAAGTAATAGCTATCGAACCGTCACGGATGTATGGCGAGCTTGCGGGTAACTTCATCAACAACCCGAATGTCACGCCCCTAAAATACGCCGTATCCGATAGCGACTATCAGACGGTGGAGTTTTACGAAGCTGACGAAGATGGGCTAAGCACCCTGAATAAAGATTGGCTGACCGCCGAGACCATGCCCTACTCGGGCAAGCCGTTTCATACGATACAAGTTCTGACAATCACGATGGACACCTTGGTCAAGAAACACGGCAAGCCAGATTTGACTAAGATAGATGTTGAAGGCGCTGAATGGAATGTTTTTCGAGGCATGACTCAGCACTACGGCGAGCTGACTTTTGAATGGACTCGGGAAACCTTGGATCAGCATCAAGAGCAGTTAGCCTATCTCGCATCACTTGGCTATACGAAGGTTGCACCACAGTTCATCGTTCATCACTTGCAACGACCTGCAACTTGGTACGACATAGATTTAGATGTAACAACATGGCGCAACGAACACGCATCATTTTGGGAATCGCATGAATGGAAAAACGCAGGACTACGACCAACTGCCGATGTGGGCATGATGTGGGTTATATGACAAAGGAGAACAAGTGGGCTTACTAGACCGCTTCGCCGCGCGCGTAGCCTCAGAGATTGTTAAAGCACCGGGATTGCCAACTGGTGCGGTAGCTATGTCTGAATCGCAACTGCGCAATAGTGTTCTTACCCAAAACTCAGGTTACGGCACACAAGTACCACTTCCACGCGACCAAAATATCGCCAATGTTCCTTTCAGCCCCGGCGTTCCACTTATCCCCGGCGCTATTAACCCGCTACAAGAGCGCGGTCGCCCTGATCCACGCCGCTATGAGTTCCTTGTTGCGCAGAACATCAACATCACCGAAACTCGCCTTGTACCGTTCAAGACCCTACGCGCTGCCGCAGACCAGATTGACATCTTGCGCCGTTGCATCGAAGTATTAAAGAACAAGATTGCCGCGCTGGAATGGGATATTACGATTACCCAAGCCGCTAGCGAAAAGATTATTGCTAACTCAGGTGGCAACCACCTTCAGGCGATGAACAAAGCCCGCGACCAGTTCGCTCCTGAGATTGACCGCCTCGTTGATTTCTGGCGTATGCCTGATGTGCAAGAAGGTTTGACATTTGCCGATTGGCTCAAGCTCTCATTAGAAGAAATCCTTGTGCTAGACGCATGGGCTATCTGGCCCCAAAAGACCGTAGGCGGCGACCTTATGGGTCTGAAGGTTCTTGACGGCTCAACTATCAAGCCACTTATTAACGACCTTGGATTCCGCCCAACACCAGAACAAGGCCCTGCTTACCAACAGATTCTTTACGGCTTCCCTCGCACAGAATTTGATGTGACGGATGATGCCCCTGCTGCCGATGGTGAGTTCACTTCGGATCAGCTTGTCTATAACATCATGAACCGCCGTACATGGACTGTTTACGGCTACTCACCAGTTGAGCGTTCGTTGATGATTGCCGATATTTACCTGCGCCGTCAGCAATGGATTCGCGCTGAATACACCGATGGCGTTGTGCCTGAGATGCTATTCGAAACCGATGCAACATTCGGTAACAACCCAGAGTTGCTTCGTGCCTATGAGAACATCTTCAACGATGACCTCGCCGGACAGACCGAACAACGCAAGCGCGCTCGTTTGCTTCCTGCGGGTATCAAGGCAGTTCAGTTTGATGGCTACGGCGAGAAGTTTAAGGATGTCTTAGACGACTATCTCGTTACCTCTATCTGCGGTCACTTCGGCGTTATGCCAAGTGAAATCGGATTCACCCCTAAGAGCGGTGGACTTGGCGGCAAGGGTCACCAAGACGGCGAAGCAGAGTCAGGTCAAGCTATCGGCGTTGATCCGATTTCGCAATGGCTCGGCAAGATTCTCACTAACATTTCCTACTCATTCCTCAATATGCCACGCGAGCTTGAGTTTAAGTTTATGAAGGCAGAGCGTCAAGACACCGAAGGCGTTGCTAAGCGTGACGACATCGTTGTTCGCAACGGCGGAATGACAGTTAACGAACACCGCGCCGAAGCTGGTATGCCTCTCTTGGATACTCCAGAAGCCGATATGCCTATCTTCGTTGCCGGACAATCCGTGTTCCTCTTTACTCCAGATGGAATGGTTGCTGCTGGTACTTCACTAGACGAAAGCGGTATTCAGGACAACGAACCTTCTGCCACAGAAGCACCTGCTGAAAAGCCAGCAGAGCCAGCTCAGGAAGAAGTCAAGAAGTTCATCCGTTGGGTTCGCCGAGGTACACCAACCCGCGCATTTAACTTCGAACATCTTGACCATGCTTACGCTGAAGTTCTCAATAAGTTCGTTGAGGAAAAAGACCTTGACGGCGCTCGCTGGTACGCCGAACGCTATTTGGGGTTGTAATGCAATGGCCCGCGCATGGCGCAACGGTTCGCATTGCTGCAAAACACGCTGACCAAATCCGTAAGGGATTCCAGAAAGCGTTTAACGCAGATGACATCGTAGAGCGTTGGTTTCACTCCCATATCGGGTCGGAATCAACTACGACACAACAAGCCCGCGATTGGGCAAGGACAAGCATTACACCTGACAAGAAGTATCTGCTTGATGCGTTGAAGCCTCTTTATGCAGACGGTTGGGTTTTGGGAACTGTCTCAGGTCAATATATGCTTCGCGGTATCGAAAAAGCGCCAAAAGCAGATGCGACAGTTGTTGATTGGGAAACATGGAAACCCGGCAACCAAGCTGCCGCCGCGCTCATTAAGCCTAAAGGCGGATTGCAAAATCTTCTTAACCGCCGAGGCATTGTCTTAGACGGCATCACCGATACCAAGCTGAACCGAATCGGTACAGTATTGGGTCAGGCGCTCGCCGCAGGTATTACGCCAAAAGATGTTGCAGTCATGGTTGACCAAGTAATCAATGATCCGCAACAAGCTCTTGTTATTGCTCAGACCGAAATGTCTCGCGCAGTATCCGTAGCTTCCCGAGATTTGTACGAAACTTCTGGCGTTGAGCAGGTCGAATGGCTAGTAGCTATCGGATGCGAAGATTGCCAAGAGAACGCAGATGCCTCACCAATCGGCATAGATGAAGTCTTTCCTTCGGGAGATACAGAACCACCAGCACACCCCAACTGTATGTGCGCGCTTGCGCCGTACATGGTTGATACCAGCACCCTATAAGGAGAAAAAATGGCAGCACCACTTCAACACGGCACAGTAACCGTAGGCACAACCGCGACTAGCTTGTTTGTCGTGCCAACAGGTATTCGCCGCGCACTTCTATACATCCGCAACAACGATTCCTCAAAGACCGTTTATATCGGTGACGGAACTGTTACTTCAAGCGGTGCTACACAGGGCTTGCCTATCCCTGCTGCTACAACTCAGGCAATTGAATTTACCGCCGGAACAACAATCTCTGTGATTGCTTCTGGCGCTTCAACATCCGTCTCTTATCTCTGGACAGCAGGTAACTAATGAATAAAGACTTCGCAACCTCGTATGCCGCCATTGTTAAGGCTGACAAGCAAGAAGATGGCTCGCTTATGGTTTACGGCAAGGCAACTGACGACTCTATTGACATGGACAATCAGATTTGCGATGCCACTTGGCTAGATAGCGCAATGCCAGCTTGGTTCAAGTCTGGTGGAAATATCCGTGAACAACATTCAAACATCGCGGCAGGAGTGGCTAAAGAATATGAAGCGAAAACTGACGGTCACTACATTACTGCTCATGTTGTTGATCCTGTTTCTGTTAAAAAGGTCGAGGCGGGCGTTCTTAAGGGATTCTCAATAGGAATCAAAGCCCCACGCGTTGTTCGTGACCAGAAGGCGGCTAACGGTCGCATCATTGACGGTCAGATTATTGAAGTGTCACTCGTTGACCGACCAGCCAACCCTAACGCCAAGCTCATCATGGCTAAGAGCGTTGAAGGCGAATCATCATTGGTACAGGTTGAAGAACTGCACGAATACAAAGCACCACTTCCTAGCGAGATTGTTAAGCGCGAAGTTTCTGCCGAAGAGCGTCAGCGCCTAGCGGATCGCGGAGCTGCGATGCCAGACGGTTCGTATCCTATTGCCAATGTCAGCGACCTCAAGAACGCTATTCAGGCGTTTGGTCGCGCTAAGAATCCATCAGCCGTTAAGAAGCACATCATCCGCCGCGCTCGCGCATTAAACGCTCTTGATGTTCTTCCTGACGAATGGAATGTAGGAAAAGCACTAAAGGGCATCACCGCCGATAGTGTGAAGTTTGACCAAGATGCCTTCGAAGTTGCCCGCCGCGCTATCGCTCAACTGATTCAAGTTGAAGCTGGCGAAATGGGTGACGGCGAGGACGAAACCTATTCCCTCGGCCAGCTTGTTGAGGTTGCTAATCACCTCATGGCTTGGTACGCAGGGGAACAACAAGAGGGAGAAACAATGCCAGAATCAATCGAGTTGTCTGCTGCGGCTGACACGGTAAAAGAGCCTGACACAACCGCCGGATGCGATTGTGCTGGCTGTAAGTCCTGCAAGTCTGATGGCGGATGCGATGACAAGATGTGCAAGAGTCATCACATGGACGCTGAAAAGTCAGAAACCATTGACAAGTGCCTAGAGTGCGGTTGCCACAAGCCAACCGAATCTCATGGTCTAACAACAGTAACCGTTCCCGCCGCTGGCGGATCACAGGTTGCTAATGTCAGCACCGTTGATACTCTTAACACCGATGGTTCAGTAAAGTCTGCTGAAGCAGACGCACCAGCCGAAGAAAAGGCTGACGAGGTTGCCGAAGTTGCAACCGAAGAAGTTTCCGAAGCAGAGCCAGTAGAGGTTCTAGCCGAAGAAAAATCCCTGCTTAGTGATGATGTTGTAAACGCCATCATTGAAAAGGCCGTGTCTATGGCTACGGAATCTGTGAAAGCAGAAGTTGAGCTTGCTAAGTCTGCAATTGAGGCAGCCGAGAGCAAGGCAGCATCGCTTGAAACCGAACTAGCACAGGCTAAATCTCTTGCAATAGGTGGCGCTCCAAAGCGCGCTGCTATTGCGGCAGGTAAAACCCCAACAAATGATCTGCTTGTTAAGGCTGCGCAGTATTCTGCAAAAGCCGCTTCAGCAACAGATTCCGTACTCGCTAAGGGCTACCGCGAAATTGCTAACGATCTAATCGCAGAAGCCAACAAGAGCGAATAAACCGAAAGGAAACACATGGCCCAGATGCCACGCGCAAATGACCTGTTTTCTGATGTGGACTCTGCTAAATCAGCAGCGTCACGCATGGATGAATACACAGAGGTTCTTGGTAAGGCGTTGACCAACGCTTCATCAGTTCCCGGTCAAGCACCAGCTCCAGATGCAACTGCACAACTTGAGGCTCTTGTAGCTAACAAGTCAATGTCACCAGATGCTATTGGCGCATTGAACTCCGCTTTGGCTGCACAACGCCAAGCACAGGCTGACATCGTAAAGGACATCAGCCTTACAACCCCACTCTCAACCAGCTTCGCAGCTTTCGACTTGGAAGCACCTGCAAAGCTTTTGACACCACGCCCAACACCACTTCGTAACAAGCTCCCACGCAAGAAGGGTGTCGGTACTTCACACCGCATCAAGCGCATTACTGGTTACACCGGTACTGGCACAGGCGGACAAGGAACAATCTGGCCAGGAATTACAGAATCTACAACCAACGCTTTCGGTTCAATCAACTACGAGCGTGGCCCAAAGATTTCGTACTCTGCTGACGATCTCGTTCTGCCATACAACTCATACTCGCTATCTGATAGCGTTTCATTCGATGCTAACTTCTCAGGTCTCGGATACCAAGACCTTCGCCAGTTGTCATCAACTTCTACCTTGTACGCAACAATGCTGATGGAAGAGCGTATGCTCTTGATGTCACGCGGAACTGCAACAGGTTACTCAGGCGCACTTGCTGCTCCTACAATCACCGCAACCGCTCGTACTGCTGCAACAGGTGAGACTCCAATCTCATCAGGCACAAAGGTATGGGTCAAGGCAACTTCTGATGCTGGTGCTTTCGGTGAGTCTGTTGTTTCGTCAGTTGCTTCTGCAACTCCAGACGGCTCAACTCAGGTTATTGATGTTGTAATCTCTGCTGCTGTAACTGGCGCACTTGGTTACAAGGTCTATGCTGGTGCAAACGCAACCGAACCTGCTGACTCAGCTAAGTTCTACAACGGCAAGTCTGCTACTCGCACAATCACCTTGCAGGGAACTCTTGCAACATCAGGTGATACTGCTGCTGCTCACGCTGCTGACACCTCTGCTTACGCAACAGGTTATGACGGCATCTTGGCTACCGTACTCGGCCCTAACACCGGATACAACAACAACATCAACGGTACTTTCTCAACCTCTAACCCGGGCAATGAGTTCCAGACCGTGTTCTACAACCTCTACAACAATGTTAAGGCTGATCCAGATGAGATTCTTCTCAACGGTTCAGACCGCAAGCAGTTGTCAGATTCAATCAAGAACGGCTCAACCGCTAACTACCGTTTGAATCTCACACAGACTGAGGCTGGAGACTACATTGGTGGCGCAACAATTGGTGCGCT